AAAGAAGAATACAATAACACCCGAATTTTTAACTATGGTGGAAGTTATTATGCATTCTAATGACTCTAATATTGAGTACTCTATTAACTACTTTATTTATGGAATGCAATCACTATTAGGATAAATAAAAAATTGAAACAATATAAAGAAACATGCCGTTCTTTATATAGTTTGGGAAATATGTCAATTGACGATGAATGGATGCAATTCATAAGTGGTGGAAATAACACATCATGTGGGTTTCCATCAGTATCATGTAATACATCTATGAAGAAAGAAACTCTTAATAAATCAGGTAATGCATCGCTGGAAAATGATTCTGACAATGCAGTTCCAGTTTGCGATGACCTTTATATTTCAACTAAAACAAAGGTATTGTTTTTGAATCAGGAGGTTGATATCCAAAATGTGTTTTGGAAGATTCCAGTTATTGAATATGGCCAAGCAATAGATGGTGTTATTAAAAAGCAAATGAAAATAGTATCTAAGACTCCAGAAGAATACGAAGAGTATCGTGCCAAACTGGTAAATGTTCCATATTATACAGAGAACATAATAAAGCAAATTGATAACGCATCTGGTCGTAGAATCAAGTACAAGGACGAGAGAAAAATTACTATTGGTGTATCTAAAAAGGATATTATGAATTGCCGCGGCAAGGTAAAAAACGCATTTTATAATTGTTTTGCTACTATATTCCGATTTAAATACGATGGACTGTTTCGCGAAATTCACGTAAAAGTATTTAACACAGGCAAGTTGGAGATTCCTGGGATTTTGAATCCTGGGATACTAGTTGTTGTGAAACGTATGTTACTAGAAACTATTCAACCCTTTATTGAGAAACCAATTGAGTTTATTGAGACGGACTCTGAGGAAAATGTACTTATTAACTCTAATTTTAACTGTGGATATTTTATTAACCGTGAGAAGTTACATACTATTTTGAGAAGCGATAAATACAGGATTGAAACCGCGTATGACCCTTGTAGTTATCCTGGTGTAAAGTGCAAATATTATTTCAATAACGAACTGGGACATGACCAGAATGTTCAAAATGGTCAGATTATTAGAGAAGACAGAGGTCAAAAAATGAGCGAGCTTGGTGACAATAATAAATATACTGAAGTATCGTTTATGATATTCCGAACTGGTAGTTGTCTTATCGTTGGTAATTGCACAGAACGTGTTTTGAAATTTGTGTTTGAGTTTATAAAAAAAATTTTAGTTGATGAATATCAAACAATTTATGTTGCAAATGAAGAGCCGATAGTTAAAAACAAAAAGACAAAGCTCAGGAAGAAGGCTATCAATGTAACAACTGCTTATTATGTGGAAATTAAGGGAAGGGAACCGACCAACTAAGCTTTCCCTTTAACAATATAACCATCGCACAAATTCTTTCATATTTCCATTTTCAAATTTCTCTCTGCACTGTGGCTCTTCTAAATAAAATTTAGTTAGTATAAAATCGTTTAAATCCATACCTGTTTTTGAGCGATTGGTTTCAGTTTTTTTTATTATTTCCTTTAATAAATTATCATAAACAATATAATCCATTTCCATCTTTTCTTGAATTACTTCTAAATATTGTAATGAGCTATCAATGACGTCAATTTTATGTAAGTACCTATGCAAATAGTTAATTGATATAGATTGTCTTTCATAAAACTCTATGTTATTATTTTCCCAATGAAACAAAATGTTTATCATTTTGGTAACCTTTAATAGAATCTGGTGTAATTCTTTCTCGTCAAACACTAATGTTTCATTATTCAATGTCATGATATTAGATAATGTATGTGAGTTGTCATTATTGTCACCATCATAAGTATCATAAATTGTCTTCTTATAAACGAATAAAATAATATCCATATGGTTCAAATTCTGAGATAAATTTGCACGATATATCTGCTCAATATATTCTAAATAATAATAATAAGCCCGCTGACAATAGTAATAAGTCTTTTCAATACTCTTTGTTTTCATTAATATAATTTCAAACACCCTATGTATTGCATTCGCACCAATATAAACACTAGAACTGGGGAAATTAAGCTCCTTCATTATTTCGGATTCACTTAATAAACCAAAATACTCATTGATTAGTTTGATATATGTTTCTAATATTTGCGATTTAGGAGTTTTGCCAGGAGGCATGGACTTGTATACAAAAAGCAATATAAAATAATTTCCAGCCATTACGTAAAAAAGCTCATTGATTGGAATACTTTAGGCCAAACCAATAAGATAATTAATATAAGAATGATTTAAAGTAAAATCTAAGATATAATTTATAATTGTTTAAATATAACATGCAGAAAAATCCCGAACAAGACGGTGGGTCAATAGACCCCGCACAACAATCTGGTTACAGATTACCTGAGAACAATACTCTTCAACATGCTGCCAAATTAGCCATTGTTGAGGACAAGCCCATTATGTTAGATTATTGGACAAACTCTTTAGACAAGTCTGTTTTAATTGGAGTTAAGGAGAACAAGGAGAAGTTGCTTGTAAAGAGCGAGGAGGAGTATACCAGTCCTATTTCTAAGATTTACAAGGTAGGCAAGGAGTACATCATTGTCACAGAGAACTCAATCTACTTGGTAGATGTTGAGATCCCTACCAAGCGCATTAGCTCATAAATGAGGGGAACCAAGGAACCTTCGGAAACCCTCTAACCCCTCCTTTTTTATTATTTTATTAAAACTTATTAATAAAATAATTATATCCACCAACTATTTAATATTGTTTCTGATAAGGAGGGGTCGCAGGGGAACCTTGGTTCCCTGCTAAAATAATGTTTATAGTACTGCATTCAAACTAGCGATTTGTTCAGCTGTCAAACTCTCAGGAAATTCTATTTCAAACTCAATAATCAAATTACCTGTAGAATTTTCGCGTGTCATTCCCATCCCCTGCACCATCTTCTTAAAATTTGGTTTAATCACTGTAGGATTATGAATATTATTGAGAGCCAAACGCTTTCCATTTAAATGGTCTATCTCAAACACGAATCCACACAACGCCTCTTTCAACGATATCTTCTTACTGTAAATTAAGTCTGTACCTTGTCTCTTAAACTGTGTATTATTTACTAATTGAACCTGGATTCTTACATCACCACGAACTTGACCATTAATGCAATGACCCTTATCGCCAACAACAATGGTTTCATTATTATCTATTCCAGGAGGGATATTCAAATACATTGTTTCTTTCTCAACAGACCTAACATTATTATCAATATTAAATCTCTCAATTTCAAGTGGCATATTAAAACCAGTAAAACTCTGTTCTAATGTCACTTGTATTTGTTTTACAATAGGCTCTGGTTTTTGAACCTGGTGAAACATTTGTGTATGAATATTTATACCTGGTCCACCGCTATGGAAAACACGAATATTGGGGCCGCTGCCCATGCCAGGCATTCCTCCACCTCCAAACATCATATTAAAAATATTATTAATGTCATTAAACTCATTCATACTATTCATATGTGAAAAAGGCATTCCAGGCATTCCAAATCCTGGAATTCCGCCAGCCAATTCCATATCATATTGATTGCGTTTATTTTGGTCACTCAAAATTTCATATGCCTCATTTACTTGCTGAATTTTACTAACAGCCTCTTCACTAGAATTACGGTCAGGGTGGTACTTTAAAGATAATGCCCTATATGCCTTTTTAATTTCTGTTTCTGACGCATCGTTAGAAACACCCAATACTTCGTAATGATTTGTCATAATTCAATATATTAGATAACTCCTATTGTTTTATATATTTTTATTATTTTTATATAAATAGTATTTGTTAATACTCTATAATGTTACCTACAAATACATTTATATCAAAATATAAACCCTATTTTATAAACGATTTTTGCATAGACGTCAAATTATTAACTGCGTTAAAAACATTATTAGAAATCAATAATCTCAACCTTCTTATAATTGGAAATTCTAGCTCTGGCAAAACCACAATGCTTTATGCTCTTATACGCGAATATTATAATTTAGGAAAAGACGATAGTTTCCCAGAGAATAATATTCTCTTTGTCAATAATCTGAAAGAGCAGGGCATTCAGTATTTTCGTAATGAAATGAAAACGTTTTGTCAAACACATAGTGCTATTCATGGTAAGAAAAAGTTAGTAATTATTGATGATATTGATAATATTAATGAACAGAGTCAACAGGTTTTTCGCAATTATATTGACAAATACAAACATAATATTCATTTTATTTCCGTATGCACGAATATACAAAAAGTTATTGAAAGTATTCAATCACGTCTACATATTATACAACTTACACCACCTACTAATATGCAGATTAAAGATATCATGAATAAAATTATCACAACCGAAAAAATAGAGATTGATGAAGAATCTAAGGACTATATTATGATAATATCTCTCGGATCTATACGGGTTTTAATAAATCTACTGGAAAAAATATATATATTTGGAGAACCTGTTAATATTCAATCATGTAAAAGGATATGTTCTACAATATCTTTCCAAGAGTTTGAAACTTATATTGATAGACTTAATCAGGGGGATTTATCGGGAGCCATAGACGTATTTTATTCTATCCATGATTATGGTTATTCAGTCATTGATATTTTAGATTATTTTTTTGCGTTTATAAAGATTACAAAAACGATGAACGATGAAACAAAATATAGAATAATACCCTTTTTATGTAAATATATAACGGTTTTTCATAATGTTCATGAAGACGGAATTGAACTTGCGCTATTTACAAATAATTTACATGAATTATTACAACATGGTTTAGAATAAAATATAATTAAATTATATAGAGAACTTTGAATGTCTAAAACTTCAGACACTAGTGAAAAAAGACTCAGACAATTAGAAAAAACAGAAGGAAACCAAGAATCACCCCACGACACATTCCTCGGTCAAGGATTAAAACTCATGAAAGAAAGACCTGAGTTATTTAAAGACGCCACACATTTTGATTTAAGAGCTGCGGACACAAGAACTCCATCGCCTTTTAAACGCGGAAATGCGACACCCAGAACTACCTTGAGAAACTATGAGGAATGGAAGAAGAGAATGGATAGCTTCCAACAAAAAAAGATGGATAGATACAATAGAAAATTAGCACTTGACGACAGAGGGCTTATTAATCAAATGCCAGAAAGAAGGAGAACTTCTTCGAAAGACAAGAGCGGATCGCAAAAAAGTCGTAGTTCAAAAATAAACAGACATGTTCTTGTTAGACAATCCAGTGTTGGTGGTAAACGTAGTAGAAAATATAGAACACGCAAGAATAGAAAGTAAACTTTGTAATATAACTTCTAGTTCAGAATTTATATTCTTCGTAAATTATTTAATACTAGCGTATTTTAAATAGGATAGTATTATAAACAATTTATTATGTCTAGTCAAATATTCCGTAAAAAAGTACCAAATGAAATATTATTTGACTTACTAGAAAAGGTTTGCTTTAAAACAGACAAGTATTATTTAATAGACATAAACGCATTCCGCAAACTAATGTTCCATAATTATCATACTGAATTCTGTGAGCAATTAAAAGAATACTATAATTTAAGCAAATTGTTTTATATAGAGCGAAAAATGGTATACAATTCTTTTACCAACATTGTGAGACAAATATGTAAACTAAACAACATCATGTTTACATCTCTAATCAAGTACAATGAATCAAAATACAACATTGATTTTTTTATTTATCACGAAAGGGAGCAGTCCATTTAATAAAAACGTTTATCTAAATACGGCTCTATTACATACCACCAGAAAATACTAAGAATTATAAGCGTGAAAAAAACAATCTCTTTATCAACAGTCATTTTATAATCAGTTTTAACATAATACCTTAGAAGAATGTATAAAAACCCTAATATAAAAGGTGTTAATGAAATTATGAATGACAGTATTGTGCTATATTTCATTTTATACATTATGTTAAGATAAAACTAATAAAAATATACAGAATTAAATTTATATTTTTACCTTATTATACTATATACTATAAAAATGTTTAATTCTAAAAATGTGTTATTCTATGTAGTTGGAGCTGCTGTAATTATAACAGGCAGTTATTTAGCAACTCAATTTAAAAAAACGCTTGAATCAGATGACGAATATGACCTTATTAAAAAATATTTATTAAATGATTCACCCCTCTATGGTTACAATCGCCCAAAAATATGGATTCACAGCAAATATGAAATTAATGCTCGTAAATGGAAAGATTTCTATTCTCGCAATACAACGGATTTAAACCAACCTTATATTCATCTCACTATAAAGACAATTATTAACCATTGTGGTAATGATTTTAATGTATGCCTAATAGATGATGAAACATTTAGTAAATTGATACCTTCTTGGGACGTGGATTTAACAAGCATGGCAGAGCCAATGAAATCACACTTCCGTCAATTGGGTATGGCGCAGTTGGTTTATTATTATGGTGGAATGGTTGTGCCAAATTCATTCTGTTGCACCAAGAATCTTAGCGAATTTTATAAAGAAGGTACTGCCGGGAATCGTGCTTTTTTCTGCGAGGCAATTAATCGCACAGTAAACAACATGAACCAAAAGCGTAAGTATCTATTTTTACCTGATATGTATTTTATGGGGGGCTTGAAAAACAATGAATGCATCCTTGAATTGGTGGAATATTTGAAAAAGATATGCAAGAATCCTCATTTCTCAAGTGAAGTAGATTTTAGAGGTGATGTTTCTAATTGGCTTTTAGATGCTCATCGTAACATGTATATTAATTTGATTGGTGGTGAAGTAATTGGAATTAAGACTGCTGACCGCAAACAGATTTTATTAGAAAACTTAATGGAGGAGGAATTCTTGAATGTTCATGATAGTTTAGTCGGAATCTATATCCCTGAAGATGAAATTTTGACTAGACCTAAGTTCCAATGGTTTGCTGTTATGCCATCTGAACAGATTTTACAGACAAAAAGTATTATTTCCAAATATTTGATGGCTTCTATAGTAGATAGTACAAGTGAATATTATAAATCATCGGAGATTAAGAGTGTTGTCTCTATATAATAATACTTAACAAATAAACTATATATAAAAAACATTTTTATATATGTAAAATGAATCGTGAAGCAGCTATAAACACAATAAACGCCATCTACAATAAATATGAAAATAACCCTTACATGTTATCCAAGACCAACAATTACATTATCAATCAACTCCCCACAATTCTTGACAACATCAACAACACACATATTGAACGTCAACAAAGAATAGAAGAATTAACCCAAAACCAGGACCAATTCATAGAATCCTTTCTCAATAATAACCAATATTTCTATATTCCATCCACTGAAAACTTTTTCTTTTACGACGGAATCCACTACCAACAATTCAATGAGGATGATATCCTCTATCATATCCTTTCCACCATTAGTAGAGAGAAAGAACTCTCTTCATGGAAACAAAGTACAAAAAATGCCATTATGAAACGTATTCGCGAAAATTCTCTTATCAAGTCTATACCAGAGTCTGAAACTATACAGTTCGTTATTGATTCGCTATGTCCTCTGCTATTTAAGAGCCGCACAGAAGCCAAGTATTTTTTGACTATACTGGGTGATAATATTCAGCGTAAAAACACAAATATTATTCATTATATTGATGCAAAGTCCAAGCATTTCATCCGTAATTTTAATAATTTCTGCCAGATGTGGATAGGTCAGAGTTTTTACCAAACCTTCAAACATAAATATCATGACCATGATTACAATGATTGCCGTGTAATAACAATCAGCGATTTTGTCAAAGTAGAAACAGTATGGAATTCTATTATTACACAAACAGGATTAGATATGATTTGCGTTGCATGCCATTATTCTGAACGATATTGTTCATCAGATAACTATGCTCTTCAATATAGCAATGATGCTGAGCTCATAAATGATGTATTTTATTTAAAACAAAATACAACCGCTGATATTATTAAAACATTTGTTAGCGAATTTTTAAATATAGAACCACGTAATCAACTAATAAATGCTGATACTCTTTCTAGAAACACACAAATAACATGGCGTGATATGCAATATTTATGGAAGAATTTCTTGGAAGCTAGACGTTTGCCTTCTATAATGTTCTTTCAAACTTTAAAAACACAACTTGTTGCTTCGTTATCACAATATTACAATGAGACGACAGATTCATTTGTTGGTATTTGTAGTAAGCATCTGCCAGAAATACAAAAATTCTTGGCATATTGGGAAGAAACAATTATTGTGGATGAAAATGAAATGGATTTTGAGATAGAAGAGATTATTATATTGTTTCGTAAATGGTGCACAGCAAACAATGAAACCGCTACTAATTTAAATGATAAACAAATATTGGATGTGATTTCTTACTTTTATCCTGAGTTGGAAATAGAAAGAGATAAATACATTTCACATATTCGCAGCACTATTTGGGATAAACAATTGGACATACAAGTTGCTCTAGATAATATGAAAAATAATATAAGGGAAAAGGATGCACAAAATCAAGGTGACCGTGTTCAATCCCCATCACTTCGCAGCAACATATCTATTTATGATGCATATAGGTTTTATTGTAAATATTATTCAAACCTGAACTCGGTAAATAAATTAATCGTGAGCAAAGCATATTTTGAAAAGTATGTATTTGATAATTTATCACAATACATAATAGATTCTAAGTTTTTATCCTATGAGTGGTATCAGTTATAGATAATTATATGGATTTAATTTTTCTTTCATTTACCATTTCTTTTTTGGGAAGTGGTACACTATCACTCTTTTTTTTAAGAGTAGTGTTCTTTTTTCCAATTTTAACATAGCCAAACTTGCCTTTCTTAGCTCCGTAACCGTATTTCTCTAAACGCATTTCTTTTTTGGCAGTCTTAAACTTCTTTTTGGATACAATACGACCACGATCGTTATACATTAAATCATCCATTGTTAATAATCCTTCCGTCTTGTATGCTGTTCCGTTCATTACTTGCTCACGTGAGCCAAATAATTCTTTGTATTTTTTTCCTTGAATTGTATATGTTCCATCTTCTGCACGAACAGGTCTTTTCATTATTTTTATTGTATATATTTATATAATAAAAAATAAAATAACATTTACTTAGTGTTTTCTGGTTCTGTTCTTACGTGTCTTGACTTCCTTCTTTACGTATCCCCATTTACCCTTTTGGGTGAAGTAACCAGCTTTCTCTAAACGTTTCTCCTTCTTGGCGGACTTGCTCTTTAAAGCAGAAACAATACGTCCAGCCTTGTTGTACTTTAAATCAGATTTGCGTAAGCCACCGTTGGTTTCAAGGGCGGTACCATTCATGACTTTTACGCGGGAACCGTGGAGTTCCTTGTATTTGTGTCCGTTAATGTGGAAAGTTCCATCTTCGTGTTTAGTTCTGCGATGCATTATACTATATATATTGTCCACAAAATAATAATACTCCTAAAAGAAGAAAAAAAATATAAAAGGAAGGGGTAAGAGGACAAGGAACGAAAACCAACCCGCGCAGCTTTTAGGTTCCCCCTCAACGAATATTGGATCTACTAAATACTTTCTCACGAGGCATATTAAATTCTTTCAAGTTAGTGAATTGCAATGACACCAAAATAGGACTGAAAAAGGCCTTGAAAGTAATACCTTGTTGTGCCAATCTCGCTGCTGCATCACTACTATATACAGTTCTAGGTTTTGAATTTCTAACGTATTGAGAATAACGCATTGCGTTTGTAATACTTGGGTCATTGCCACCAGTCACAACTTTATTATAATTTACAGGCGCACATGAGTTTTGTTGGTTTTGTAATTCACATGCTCTTGTAATATCAAACATTGTTGGCATTATATAAACTATATAGATATAATAATCTATTTGTTGTTTAAAAAAATCATAGGGGGTCCCCCATAAAAAATTGATTTTGTAAAAGACATAAACAGATTACTTCAAATTATAGGATTACTAGGATGGCTTCAAAGCTTGTGATTAAAACTGCGAGTGCACCCGCTACTGTGACTAAGGAAGATGCGGTGCTAGCAAAACAGTATCAACAGAAGACCGATAAACAGCATATCTTGGACAACCCAGATACGTATATTGGCTCGGTTGAGAATGTGGACTCCAGTATGTGGGTCTTTGATGATGTCAGTAAAAGAATTGTCTTGAAGGATATTGAGTACATTCCAGGTCTTTACAAGCTGTTTGATGAGGGCATTGTGAACTGTCGTGACCATGTTGTTCGTATGATTCAGTCAACAATGCTAGAGAAAAAGTTTGTGACTTTCATTGAGACTAGCATTAGTGAAGATGGCTCTATCACCATGACCAACGATGGAAACGGAATTGACATTGCTAAGCATCCCGAAAACAACTTGTGGATTCCTGAGATGGTATTCGGTCATCTTCGTACTTCTACCAATTATAACAAAGAGGAAAAGAAGATTGTGGGTGGTAAGAATGGCTTTGGTTTCAAGTTGGTTTTGATTTGGTCCGACTATGGCAAGATTGAGACGATTGACCATGTCCGTGGTCTCAAGTATGTCCAGGAGTTCAAGCGAAACTTGGATGAGATTTGCCCACCTGTCATTACCAAGGTTTCTACGAGCACCAAGCCGTATACCAAGGTCACATTCAAGCCTGATTATCGCCGTCTCGGTGTTCATGGACTTACAACAGATATGTTGGCGCTACTTAAGAAGCGAGTCTATGACATCGGTGCAGTGACGGATCATTCCATCAAGAAAATCAAGGTTGTCTACAATGGTGAAACTATTCCTGTTAAGAACTTTCAGCATTACATTGACATGTACATTGGCTCAAAAGAAGAGTCCAAGCGTGTCTATGAAATGTCAGACGACCGTTGGGAGTATGCGGTTGCCATGTCTCCTACTCATGAGTTCATGCAGGTTTCATTCGTAAATGGTATCTGCACATTCAAGGGTGGCAAGCATGTGGACTACATCACTGGTCAAATCATCCGTAAGCTATGTGATTACATTGAGAAAAAGAAGAAGATTAAGGTCAATGCGTCAGCAATCAAGGAGCAGATTGTTCTGTTCTTGCGTTGCGATGTGGAGAATCCTTCGTTTGACAGTCAGACCAAGGATTTCATGAACACGCCTGCCAATAAATTTGGCTCGTCTTGCACCGTCTCTGATACTTTCATTGAAAAGGTTGCGAAGATGGGTGTGATGGAATTGGCGATGTCCTTGACAGAGGCAAAGGAGAACAAGCTTGCCAAGAAGACGGATGGTTCCAAGACTAAAACGATTCGTGGTATTGCTAACTTCATTGATGCCAACCAGAGTGGCACTGCCGATTCCAAGGATTGTATCCTCATCTTGTGTGAGGGACTTTCAGCTATGTCTGGTATTGTTTCTGGTCTTTCTAGTTCTGACAAGAACACCATTGGTATTTACCCTCTCAAGGGTAAGGTACTGAATGTACGTGGTCAACAAGTTAAGAAGATTTCGGAGAACAAGGAGATTACGGACCTTAAGAAGATTCTGGGTCTGGAGACTGGTAAGACGTATGCTACTCTTGCTGATGTCCACAAGAATCTGCGTTATGGAAAGGTCATGTTCATGACCGACCAGGATTTGGATGGCTCTCATATCAAGGGCCTTTGTATCAACTTGTTCCATAGTGAATGGGCAAGTCTTATCAAGATTCCAGGTTTCCTATCGTTCATGAACACACCGATTCTGAGAGCCAAGAAGGGTCCCATGGTCAGGTTATTCTACAATGATGGTGAGTATAACCAATGGAAGGAAACAGTTGCTGCAACTCTTTCAACTTGGACTATCAAGTATTTCAAGGGTCTAGGTACTTCTACAGCTGCAGAGTTCAAGGAGTATTTTGCCAACAAGAAGATTGTTGACTTCGTCTATTCGGGTCAATCTAGTGATGATTCTATTGATAAGGTCTTCAACAAAGAGCGTGCGGATGACCGTAAGACCTGGCTAGAAAACTACGATAAGACAGCTTATCTAGACACTAGCCATCCCAGTGTGAATTATGAGAATTTCATGAACCAAGAAATGATTCATTTCAGCACCTACGATTGCGCGAGGTCTATCCCCAACATGGTGGATGGTCTTAAGATTTCACTTCGTAAGATTCTATTTAGTGCGTTCAAACGCAAGTTGACAAGCGAAATTAAGGTCGCCCAGTTTTCGGGGTATGTTTCAGAGCATTCTGCCTATCACCATGGTGAGGCATCGTTGAATGGTGCTATTGTGAACATGGCCCAGAACTTCGTGGGTTCTAACAACATTAACCTGTTGGAACCGAATGGTCAGTTCGGCACAAGACTTCATGGTGGTGATGACAGTGCTTCGGAAAGGTATATCTTCACGATGTTGAACTCACTAACTCGCTATCTGTTTCCAGATGCGGATGATGCTGTCTTGTCTTATCTTAATGATGATGGAACGATTGTGGAGCCCGAGTTCTATGTGCCCATTCTACCGTTTGCTCTAGTGAATGGTATTTCTGGTATTGGTACTGGATTCTCTTGCAGCATTGCACCCTACGACCCCAAGTTGTTGATTCAGTATTTGAAGCTCAAGCTCATTGGCCAAAGCACAGACGACATTGATTTCGTTCCTTTCTATGAGGGATTCAATGGTTCCATTCGTAAGATTTCGGAACAGAAGTACCTTATTAAAGGCTGTTATGAGAAGCTTGGTGAGGATAAGGTCCGTATTACGGAGTTGCCAGTTGGCTCATGGACAATGCCCTACACCACTTTCTTGGAAACATTGATGGATGGCTCTACAGATAAAGCTGGTAAGAAAATTGCACCGACAATCAAGGACTTTACTTCGGTCAGTACGGAAGTCGCAGTGGATTTCACGGTTGTCTTTCCCAAGGGCAAGCTAAGTGAGCTAGAAGCAAGTTCTGATGCAAATGGATGCAATGGCTTGGAGAAGCTCCTCAAGTTGTTCACGACAGTTAGCACCACAAACATGCACATGTTCAACAGCGATTGCAAGTTGCATAAGTATGGAACTGTGGAGGAGATTATTGATGACTTCTATGGTGTTCGTATGGACTTGTACAAGAAGAGAAAGGCACATCTGGTGGAGGCTATGGAGAAGAAGTTGGTGAAGCTGTCCAATCGTGCCAGATATATCCAGGAGACTCTGAAGGGTACTGTGGATTTGAGACGTAAGAAGGCGGAACAAGTCACTGAGTTGTTGACTGGCTTGAACTTCGCCCAACTGGATGGTGACTTCAAGTACTTGATTAAGATGCCTATGGATTCCGTTACGGAGGAGAATGTGGCGAATATTATGAAGGAGAAGACCGATACGGAAGCAGAGCTGGCCGCGCTCAAGGCGAAGACATTGGAGAAGATGTGGCTAGATGAGCTTGATGAGTTGGAGAAGCAGTATACAATTTACAAGGCTAAGCGTGTACATATTCAACATGGTAGTGGAAAGCCAACAGAGAAGAAGAAGGTAAATAAGTTGGTCGTGAAGAAGTAAATATATAAGATTCTATTAATATGGACCTAATACTAAAACAAAACAAAAAAATAAATTTATCCAATAATTTTTCATACAAGGGTTTTTATTTTTTATCCAGTAGCCCATCTATCATTAAAGACCCAAACAACAATGAAAACATTCTTGTATTAAGCAGGTGTAATCATAGATTTAATCAAAAAATGTGTAATCAACTTTTAACGTTAGATAGTAGTTTTAATGTATTGAACACAGAAATAGTGCCTTATGATTTTGTTCAACACATCAGACCAGATGGTTATGAAGACATTAGATTATTTGTTTATGAAAAACAAACATATTATATTGGGGTATTTAGAGAAAGAGGAGAATATTTTTTAGTTTCAGATATTTTTAATAAAGACATTGGATTTAGGTTAAATCACATTACTATTACATTTCCCACACATTTCAAGATTGAGAAAAACTGGACTTTTTTTAATTACAAGTCTAAACTAGCGGTCATTTATAAATGGTTTCCACTTTATATCTGCGAAATAAATTACACAGATAAAAAGCTATATTTAATTGAAGAAAGAAAAATGCCTGATGCTTTTAAAAGTATGTTTGGGTCAACATGTGGAGTACATTATGATAATATGATTTGGTTTATTGTGCACACAAATAAACAACGAAATTATTCTCATGCGTTTGTTGTCTTTGATAAGGAGATGAAATTAATAAAATATTCGGCTTGGTTTAAATATGAAACTACCAGAGAATTTTGCTATGGGCTTTTAATAGAAAATAACGAATTTATTATAGCATACAGTACTGATAACTCCACAACCAATGTATCTATTTATGATTATGAATACATAAAAAATAGTATACTTTGGAATATAGTATAACAGTATTTATATAATGAAACTCGGATTTATTGGATTAGGTATGGTAGGAAAATCTATTCATGATGTATTGAACGAAACATATGAGACTATCTGTTATGATATAAAAATAGCGGATTCTAATATTCAGGATGTATTGATATGCGACATAATTTTTATTGCTGTTCCTACTCTTGTTAATCATGATAATACATCAGACCTTACTATATTAAATAGTGTTATGGATGAACTGCATAAATTAAATTATGGCGGAGTAATTTGTATTAAAAGTACGATATTACCTGAAACAACCATTGGATATATAAATAAATACGATAATCCAAATATATGTTTTTGTCCTGAGTTCTTAAAAGAAAGGTCAGCATACAATGATTTTAAATACAATAACAAAATCTGTATTGTTGGAACCCTTTCTCAAGATATCTTTGAAAAGGTAAAAACTGTTCATTCTCAAATATGTAATGAATTCAGAATGGTTCAACCAACTGAAGCTGAATTAACCAAGTATTTTCAAAATGTTTATAATATGAATCGTATTGTTTTTGCGAATGCGTTTTATGAAGTATGTAAATCAAAAAACGTATGTTACAATAATATCATTGATAATTTATTGGTTCGTGGAGAAATAGATAGACATTATTTGAATTGCGATGAGAATTTACGAGGTCCGTCTGGACCATGTATTTTAAAAGATACATTAGTTTTTAATGAATATGTGAAAAAACTACCAAATAACAAACCCGGCATATTTCAAACACTAATAGATGATAGTAAATTATATCCAAAAACTGTTATTGGAGATACGCGCACAGAACTAGAATACTTTGGTAAGAATCTATGAGCGTTTTTTACTTTTTTCAGCCATTCGTCTTCTCATAACTGGCCACTTCTCATAATTTGCTTGATATTTTTCATATGCTTTTTCATAAGCATCCATATCTTCTACTAGTCCTGCTTTTTCTAGTTCCGCGTATTCTTCAGATTCTCCGAACTCTTGTTCCATATGTTCCCAATACGGATCCCATGGATTTTCGTCAATATAATTATCGCAAGATTCACAATATCCTATGCCATCTACATCTTTATGGTCGCCTATATAAATCTTACATCCATCAAATCCACCACGACACTTCTTGCGATATACACGCTTCTGTTTCGCTTCTTTATTCATATCAAGTTTACAATATTTGATATTAAGCATCATTAATCAATTTTTTTAATAATGGATAAACAGCCAATATTGCTAATCCAATAGGTAAAAACAATGGTTCATAATAATTTAAATATGTCCAAATCATAACAAAAATTACTGAAAACATTTTGTGACTTGGTATCATTTCATAACATTGCTCAGATCTAAAATAAATCCACAATCCACTAAATATCAATGCTATATATACTTTTGTATCAAAAGAAAGATATTTATCTAGTATCATTATATATTATTATTATAAAATGTTTACAGAAACATATTTACAAACCACAGACCCAAAACTTCCCTTTTCTGAATTTATCAAAGCACCCATTCTAACGAATATACTTGTCTCTGTTGTGTTTCACACCATCGTTTATAGTTCTTTCGTAAACCTATTGAGTTTTATTTTTACAGGAAAAATACTGTCTATGGCCATAAATTACAGACTGCTACTTTCTCTTCTTTTTATTATGGTATTTGGATTTTTTGCAAGGTTTCTCCATGTAAAAGAAATATATAAAGCTTATAACAATGATTTAGATAAAACACGTAGCCATTTAGATAAATTGTTTATTGGTTGGATATTTATTTCTTAGAATACAACTTTATATTATGTATTAATAATATAAATGAATCATAATAAAACACAAAAAAACCCAAAAAGAGCATGGGCACCCAATATACATTTATATTCTAATCCTCGTAAAGCACAGGCTCAAGCATATAAATATTTAGGTAAAACCGCGAAGCTTTATCCAGGTATTGTAAAAGGAAAAAAATATTCTATCTATGATAAGAAAAATGACCATTGGGTAAACTTCGGTCAACTAGGATATGAAGATTATACCAAACATCAAAATAAGAAAAGACGTAAAAACTACCTAACACGCTCTGGTCGTATTAAAGGTGATTGGAAAAAAAACCGTTATTCTGCTAATAATTTGGCACGCCATGTTTTATGGTGATTTATGCGAAGATTTTCATAATATTTCTCTAGGTAGTTTTTTTGACATGTTGATTTGTTATTCGTTAAACATATATACATTGCATGAATCTGCATAATTAAATGACGTATAATAAATTCGGTCAAAGTTGTCATAGTTGTAAGATACGGTGCATGCTTCACTACTATGGTCGCGTTGTCCATTCACAAACGACTTCTCAATAAGCATATCAGCTGCCCTACAAGCTGCGAATGAACATGTAACATGCACAATAGTATGGATATGTGGCATTTCAATAACGTATCTCTTTCCAGTTTCAATATGTTTGTAAACATCGGGGCCATAATTGCATTTCACCATAACACTATTTTCACCAATAGCGATGGGGGCAACTGCATGAGCAGTAACAACAGGAGTTTGAACATGCTTCAGACTTGGATTATAAACCTGGTCCATAATTTCTTGATAAAACCCCTCCTTACCAATCTTTTCAAGTTCCTCAGCCGTGAGTTGTTCTTTCTGTTTCAACTTCTGAATTTCTCCGAGCTTAATCAGACAACGGTTCTTTGTCGGAGGAATAGTTTCCATTTTTTTGACGCAGCAGCAAGGAATGTTTTAATTAAAGTTATTAAAAAATAAATTTAATTCAATTTTTTATTATTTTTTTTAATTTTTATTATTTTTAATAATATCTTTATTTTCTATTTCCTGTTTTATTAATGCATATTGACCACAAGGCCCGCAATGGTCTTCGTTAGACAAATCTACCTTTTGAATAATTTTTTTATCACAATAATCAGTATTCCATCTACCCATAGGTTTTGGTAATTCTTTTGGCATAAATCTTTTAACTATTGATATTAAAAATTTCATAATATCAATACTATGCGATTGTATTTATATGTTTTATAATATTGGATTATCCAACAATATCCTGTGTAATTTTTTCTCTGCAAACTGGACATTTATAACCATTCTGTTTTAATGTAACATTACATGTTGCACAAACACATCTATGACCACAGGGAATAAATGCAATTGTACTAGCAATAGATAAACATATGACACAATCCCCAGCGTCGTAGATCTTAATAGTAGATGTATCAATAGTAGGTGGTGGTGGATTCAAAAATGTCTGTTTCTCAACATCTGTCATAACCACAATATTGCTTCTTTTTATAGAATAAAACGGCTTACCATTTTGACGATTTGCCAATCGTATATCAGCATCAGGTACTTTATAAAACTTCCCTACCTCACGAATATCCTTTGGGAACGTACAATTATAATTATTGTTATATACATTGGTAAATCGTTGATTTTCTTGATTAATAAAACTATGAAATTTGATGCGTAGCTTTCCTGACTCTTTAATACAATACAAAATAATCATGGGTCTTTCTATTAATATATATATAAAAATACCTTTGTATCAATTTTTTAGTTTACTTTTTACATACTTTTACATAAAATAGTCAAAGGGAAAACAAGGAAATAAAGTCGGGGTCGTTTTCAAAAAAGGACAAAAATAAATGTCCATTTTTTATTTTCTGGAAATAGTTTCTAAAAAGGACCTCGGAATTTTGGTATTTAAAGCATAATGCAGTAAAATCCGAAAAAACACAATATAAGTGCGCTGCATAAGATTTTACATAGTTTTGCGGAGAATACTTTAGGCGTTTTTTCCCATTCTAAATTATAGAATGGAATTTACGCCAAAAAACGCCAAAGAATTTTTATGTATTTTTTGTAACCGTCAATGCTGTGATAATGATGATTATTTAACTCATCTTAATGAGCATAGAACTTTATTGAATGAAAAAAGTGCCAAAAAGAGCCAGGAATTTATTTGTAAGGAATGCAACTTTACATGCAGTAAAAATTGTGATTGGTCTAGACATATAGTGACTGCAAAACACCAAAATAGAACCAATTTCACTGAAAAAAACGCCAAACCAAAGTCAACCCATAAATGCAGTACTTGCGATAAAGAATATAAGGCAAAAAACAGTTTATGGTACCATATGAAAAAATGTCCAGGATTAGTCGTAAAACAACCTGTGCAAGAACCCTTAGAAAATAAAAGGTTAGAGCTTGATACGTCTAAGTCTTTGGAAATAATTACAGATTTATTAAGACAAAACAAAGAGCTACATGAACAAGTAATAGAGATGTCCAAAGAACCAAAAATCATAAACAATATCACCAACAACAACATCTCAAATTCTAATAACACCACAAATAACCAATTTAATCTCAATGTATTTTTAAATGAGGAATGTAAGAATGCACTGAATATAATGGATTTTGTTAGGTCTCTTAATCTTACAGTGCAAGATATAGAAGAAACTGGGAGATTAGGTTATGTTGGAGGTATGACCCGTATCTTTGTGAATGCTCTGAAAGATATGGATGTAAAGATGCGCCCCATACATTGTACGGATATAAAACGTGAAACAGTATATGTGAAAGACCAGGATACTTGGGAGAAAGATAACACAGAAAAGAATAAATTAAAAACAGCATTGAAACAGGTGGCTCGTAAAAATTTGCAGATGTTACCAGAATGGCAAGAGCAGAATCCTGATTTTAGAATCTTGGATACGCCTGAAAACCAACAATACATGCAAATTTCATTGAGCTCATTGGGTGCATATAGTGATGAAGAATCGCAAAAACAAGAAGATAAGATATTGAAAAATGTATTAAAAGAAGTGGTTATAGATAAAAAGGCTGCGTAATGATTAGTTACCAGAATCTACGACCGTAACCTAGTCCACCGTAACCTAGACCACCGTAACCTAGACCACCGTAACCTAGTCCACCGTAACCTAATCCACCGTAACCTAATCCACCATAAATAGGTCTAGATAAATATAAAAGAGCAAGTGGATTAGGTCCAGTTTCGTATTCGTAATAGTAGTAATCATCGCCGCGACCATGACTATGGCCATTATGGTGGCGATGACGATGTTCGCATCTGTCACCGCAGTGACTTGACCTAGAAGACTCACTACGGGGCATTCTATATATAATTGTCATATCAAATAAAATATATGAAAATTATAATTTATCTAAATCCTTTGCATATATGCATTTGTATATTACAAATCTAAATAAAAACTCAGAAAGGGAAATTATGTAAGGAGGTTAGAACCAATTTTTCAATTCTAATTGCTTGTAATTGCGATCGTGATGTAGAGGAATTGCCAAAGGAACAACCAATGTACTAGCATCAATACGGTATTTTACATATCCAACAGCTTCATTATAAACTGTAGGGACAGCATAATCAAGAACCAATTTATTGAGGCGCTCAATTTGCTCGGTAATCTTATCTGGGTAATGCTCGGCATATTGCATGTAAATACTGCGCATGATAATTTTAAGAGTATCAATATTTTGTGGAGCAATTACGTATTGTTTTGCAGACATTTCGTAGACACCTGCACGTAATCCATTCTGTATGATTTGAATGTTCGCTGCGGAGAAAAATGTATTTGAAAGAACACTATTTTCCCATGTTCCAGCTAGAGCTTCGCGATATTCAGTTGCCTTGTTTTTGACAGCTAAACGTTCTTGCATTCTAAATACTACGTCTGGTGACTCTGGTTGAATAATGTTTATTCTGCCGTTATAATTTTTAACATCAATAATTCTACCTGTTGAATTAATATCACTTGGTACTATTTTGGACATCTTATAAACTTAGGTCAGAAATAATTTAACAAGGAACAGTCTAAATATAAATAGTTGTTTAGCAATATGTGTTATTATTAATACATTATTAATAAAAGGAGGGTTCGCAAGGGAACCTTGGTTCCCTGCTATATTTAGTAAATTTTATTTGTTCTAATAGTATATATCATGGATGTCTTTTATTTAATCGTATTAGGAATCGCTGTAGTTTTATTAATTATAATATTAGCATTCATAGGCGTTGGAATGAGTAAGAGAGGGAACGGAGGTCCATGGCCTCCTGTTGAGTCTACTTGCCCTGATTATTGGTCTATTGACCCATCTGACTCAAATTATTGTTTAATTCCTCCAGCTGGAAGCCGCAATGTTGGAAGCATTTACAGTGGAGGCTCTGTAAGTTCAACTTTTGCTCAATCAAAAGGGTACGATGCAATCAATAATAGAATAAATTTGAATGACCCTTATTATATTACGTGCAATAAACAGAAGTGGGCAAAGAAATGGGGAATTTATTGGGATGGATATAGCAATTATAATGGATGTAAATAATAAAATAAATCTAGCGTTTGATTGAAATCTAGTGTTTGATTGAAATCTAGTGTTTGATTGAAATCTAGTGTTTGATTGAAATCTAGTGTTTGATTTCAATAAAATCTAGCACTTGATTTGGTCTTTAATAATCTCATCAAACTCTTCCCGTGATTTTTTAGAGAGGGCTTCGCTAAACTGTACGATTAAATTAATTTTCCTATTTTTTTCAGTATAGTATTCTTTAATGATATCTTGGTTTATATGTTCCAAAGTATGATTATTATCCTCTAAGAACTTCTCAAAGTCATCGCCAGATTCAACTATTGCATTAGAATATTTTAGTAATAACCATGCGCTTACAGGATTAATTGCGATAGATTTTATATATCGTGCAGCAGAAATTTTAGACGCAATTATAAATAATATAGAGCGCAATACTTTATTATATTTTTTCCCCTCTTCCGTGGTGTCTGTTTTAGAATTAATAAGAACCTCTCCAGTAGGTGAAATTACTAGTTCAATAGTAGATACGCATTTTTCATCGGGTTTAGTACAAAGTGCCAATATTAATGTTTCGTAAAATTTGCAACCAATACATACATGACCAGTTTCGCTATATCGCGTAACATTCTCAGTAAATTCATGAAATGGTTTTAATTTAAAAGTTAAATGCGGGCATTTAGCTTCAAGAACCCTGTTTAAAGAATTTATTTCGGATTGCGCATGACCAAGGTCAATATCAGGAACACATGATTTTAACAACACAGCATCCTTACACAAATCAGTATTCCTTGTCATCTTTTTCTTTTTTTTAAGGGCTTTCTCAAACGTATCCTTTGATTTCTCTGAAATAGGTTTATTCTCTAAATGAAACATAACATAGTTACCAATTTTATTTTGAAATACGACATGTTTACTGGCGTTATCCATGTAATTTACACATGTATTACCATCGGGCAATTCAAATTCTATTTTATAAATGGATTTACCAAGGTGTTTATTAGGTAATTGAGTTATTTTATAATCGGTGTCTACTTGAGCCATTCCAATAGAAATAAGGGGGGAAGAGCTTCTAGATTTTTTACTTTTTGTTGCCATTTATATAATGGTAACAAAAAAAGAACCTATTCTAATAAGGAAGGTTCTAAAGGAGAAAATAATGGACGTAGGTTCCTTTATTCTTTATTAAATTTAATAACAGTAGCCTTTTCGCCAAAAACATGGTCTATTTTATTAAGAGCAACAGGATAATTAAAGACTGACAATATACCACTGTCGGATTCGTTTAATTCAATTACCTCATTCTTCAATAATTTCAAATTACGTATTTCGGGGTATAAATCTTTGATTTGCATATCCATAGCGGTTTTCAAAATACTAGGATTTTCAGTTGTCTCATATTCTTTCAATAAATCACGTATCTTCTCAATTATAATAAAAATCTCATCTGATTTCTTTTGCACCATATCCTTCGTGTGTTTATTGTCATACAATTCGTTGTATCTATTCAATAAATCAATATAGATTTTACTATTAGCATTATACGTATCTAATTCCTTCTTAAACAATTCAACAGATTTCTCCTCACTTGTATAACTAAACAATGTATCTAATTTTTGTCGGATAATAGTATCTTTAACATCCGTAATTTCTTCTTGATAGATTTTTAATATATAAGGTAAATTAACGGTTTTGCCATTAAATATTTTGATATTGAGATTACATGGATTACCTTTATCACCACAAATAGCAGTATATTTATTATCAATGCGATTAGAGAAAATCGTTCCAACTGGACGTTTGCAATTTATACATGGTGGTTTTACAGATAAAGCAGCTAGTCTCCCTAATTTACGACTAGGCTCTTTTTTGAAAGCATCTTTCATCATTTTGCTGCGTCTAGTTTCATATTCACGTTTTATTTTAAAAAACTCATTTAACGATTCCAAATAGTTTTTATGATTTTTCATTTGGTCTTCACTGTCTTTATTTTCAGCACGTAATTCAGGTAAAATAGAATTACGGAATTCAATACTGGGTGTATTTTCCATTTTGAAATCAACTACACCTGTAGGTAAATTCTCAATTAACGTTATTTGATTATTAGAGATATTAAGTGATTTTAATTCAGTCAAACCGTCTAAATTAAGACGTTCTAATTTGTTGTTATCACAAATCAGCTCACGAACAGTGACTGGGATTTTTTCCAGGTCCTTAATTTTATTATTGGATATAATAAGTGTTTGTAATTCGGCCAAGTTAGATATGTCTAATTTGGTTAAATGGTTATTAGAAACGTTTAAATGTTTGAGAGAACTAGGTAATTCATCCAAAGTTATCAATAGATTTCCACTGCATTCAAAGTGTAATAATCCTTCTGGTAAATTATCAATATTTGTTATTTGCCCATCTTTTAAAATAATAGTTTTCATGTTACCATATCCGAGTTCTTTTAATACTGAGAAATCCAAATCACCAAACAGGGCTTCATCTATATGTAACTCTTTAGAGCTTTTGGTCATACTTTCTAAAATACTAATTAATTTATCCTGGGCAGTATTATTTTCTTTAATAATTTCTTCACGTTGTTCTTCCATTTATACTATAAACAGATATTGTATATAATATTATATCCGAATATAATATTATGGTTTGTGATTTTGTAGTTTACGTTTATTTGGAGATTAAACATAAAGAAGGATTGGCTTATATAGAACTAGCTAGACGACAAGAATGGTACTGCGATTGTCTAGAGCCAAACATGGATAGTGATGATGAAGAGGATAACTATATAAGAAAATGTGATGAATATTATAAATCCTTTCTAAAACCTAGTTTTGAACCTATAATGATATATAATGGAGAAAGGTTTATGAGGGACATGTATGGTGAAAAATATTTAACTTTAATATATGAGAAAGTTAATGAAGTTAAGTATTGGAGAGATATTGGAACATTCTTAAACATAGATGATATTCAACAAATACGTAAAATAGAAATCCGTGAAAAAACAACATTATAGTTTTCGTTTATTTCTCCTCATGGATTTTCTTTTTTTATATTTTCTCCCTCCTTGACTCCTTAATTTTTGACTTTTACGAATAACACTTTGTCTTCTAGCGCTAGGTCGCCCATTTTTGATACTATCTAAAATAGCTATTTTTTTATTTTTAATAGTTTCACATAATGTATCTTTTGGAATACCCTTCTCATCAAGATTGTCTATGTGCATTTTTCTAAACGTATCTGAACATCTATTTTGTAGTAGTTCATAATCTTTTGCCAAAAGCTCACATGTTGATTCGTTACAACAGGTTTTATTCTTTAAATATTCATAATGCGCAAATATTTCATTCTTTTTTTTTCTATCAAGGTAGCTTTCGTAATCACAAGCCATATATTATATATATTATATATAATTTATTTTACTCACCCATGTTTGTTAGACTAACTCCATTCCAGATAATTCGTGCATCATACGAATGCTAGTGGTTTCCACTAAAAGACCATTTGCATAAACACCATAATTCATGCGTTTATCCTCATGTTCAAGGGCAAAATGCCAGATATTGTGAAGACCTTCTACTTCATAAGGTTCAGAGCGGTCATCTAAACAAGCCATTAAACGGTATTTTTTGTCAGTAACCATGATACGACCAAGCGCATCAATAGTATCCTCTTTTTGTTGGTTAGTAAGGTCTTTTACCAATACAGAGTGGCATCCAGTGACTACCAAATCCTCGGTTAATTCGTGTAATTTATCGGAAGAATATTTGTAGAGACGATTTTTACTACGCAATTTGTTAGAAGGATTATAGATTTTGGAATGGCCGATAGATTCAATAGGTACGAGTCCATGAAGACGAGTCTTTACTAAATCGCCTTTACGAAGGTCTTTTACAGGTACATATTTACCATCACCAAGGATAAGAGTATCTTCGTGGAAGCATAGGTTTGGAACAGTTAATGCGGGTAATGTATTTTTATATACAGCATTATTACTATTAAGCGCAGTATAAAAATCAGTTCCAGAAATAACCATACCGTAGTTCATGAATCCATTATTGATATAATTACTATCTAAAACAGAACCATCTGCAATGCTAATTGCTATAATTATACTACTATTATTAGTGCCGTAATTAACAATAGTTCCGTAAATAACATTATTATGAATATTTATAAATGGAATAAAATCGTTTATATTAACCCATAATGGATTTACTACTGTTCCGTCTGCCATATTTATTTTTGCTACACCTGTATTTGTTCCTGCATACATGTAACTACCAGAAATAACAAGGTCATAAATTTGATAATTAGATAAACCACTACACCAATTTGCATTTGCAATAGAACCATCTGACATATTTATTTGTACAATACTGCTATTACCATTATTGTCATATCCAGTACTAGCATATAAATAGTTCCCTGAAATTGCAATACCAAATACTCCAGGTAAACCTGGGCACCATCCCATATTAAAAAGAGAGTTGTTTGTTAAATCTATTTTAGATATGCGACCATTTTGGGGATCTGCAACATATAAATAATTTCCAGAAATAGCCATTTGCCATAACGTGTAACCGCCGAATCCATTATCAAACCAAGACGAATTATTTACTGAGCCATCAGCCATGTTTATTTGTTCAATAATTCCGTTTGCAGTTGACACATACATGTAAGAACCGTGAATTATTAATTCATTAGGTACATTTCCTAACGAATTAGACCAAAACGCAACCATTGGTCTAACACGAGAGGGTTCAGTCGTAGTAGTTTGCCAGGGAAAGGACATCTTATATACTTTCTAAATATTTTATTTAATACGGAGGCATTACATTGATATATGGTAAGTCTGTTATTCCGCTCACCTGACTTTGCTGCCGTTCTTTCTTATCTTCCTGATAATAACGAATCTTGGACATTATATAAGACTGGTCTTTCATCATCTTTTGTTGTTTCTCATAATCCGTTAATTTTTGTTTACTGCAATAATATAGGACCAAAGCAACAATACCTACAAAGAAAAAAAGCACACCAAAATTAAGAGCATAATAGTAAATAGAAACACGATTTGTATGGCATTTTTGTAGTGTATTAAATAAATAGTTTTTCGCTGAATTCTCAGTTAGCCTAGCACTTTCCATATTCAAAATAATTACTAATGTATAATTATTTTGATGATTTTTATTATAACAACTATACTAAATCAGGAAGAACCACATCTTTTTCTATAGAATAAGGTAGTAAGATACAGCAATATAACTAAGTATGGCTAAAACAATAGAGACGACCCAAATAGGAATTACAGTTTTATGGCGATATCCTACACCAAATTCACGAAAACTACCATCTTTATCATAAACTAGTCCTGGTTTCAATAAATGCACTAGAGTAAACAAGACCAGAAACAAGAATATTGTAACATTCAATTTATGATATCTTACAAAACCTTTTAAATACATAAGTTAAAATATCCGAATATATTTTTTAAAGTGAAAAATTGATATAATTCAATACAATATATTAGATTACAAAATCATTCAAAATGTTCTTTAATCGCGTATATTACACAAGTAGACAGACATATCGTCGTCTAAAGTATAATAGAAAGATTATGACATTCAATAGTCCAAATGGTGGACAAGGTGGCCCTAATTTTGATTATATTGTAACTGTGTTTGTATTGGGTTCTGGATTCTATTTCTTAAATAAAAAGAGCTAAAAATTTCCGTCTTCATCATACTCCCTATCTTCATCATAATAAGCACCATCCATAAAATTTTCACCCAAATTACCTAAGTCAACTGCACCACGATTATAAATATCATCAGCATCTTCACCTTCAGGGTCTACTACAATATCATCCGCATCTATCATGCCTTCTGTATCTACTAATTCTAGTTGTTCACCCTGATTTAGCATCTCATCAATTTCTCTGTCAAATGTTTTTTTATCATATTGATACAAACCCTTTTGTTCACCCACATTCCAGCGACCAATTCTGTAGTTTTTCAAATCATTCTCTACAGCACGCTCTTCAATACTCATATTACCTAATCTCTCAATAATACCCTGTTTTTCAACATCTTTATCACGCTTTACTTTCTGCATGATTTCCTTATATGTCAAATTAATTACATCTTTATTATCTTCTTCTACATTCAAAAAACAAAGCAATAGAGCGGCAACACGTTTTTTCAATTCATCCAAATCACCTGTTACAATTTCCATTTCATTTAAGTCATCGCCTAAGCCAGTTAAATCATCAGACATTGAGCGACCACCACCGCTTAACAAATTTGCAGGATTAGCTAGGTCACGTATTTCTTTTCTATGTGATTGCTTTACGGTCTGAACATCAGCACGTAGAAGGTCGGGGTCATTAGCACATACAATATATTCATATATAGCAGAGTAAAAACAGTAAGTATATAGTAAATAAACAGTGGGTTTATCAAATAGACAATAGAAAGAGCGGATTCGCTCACCTTCAACATCATCACCCATGTCTTTCACAATTTCAGTGAAGAATGGCAAATTCTGTAAGAACATAGGCAAATCGGCCAAACGAACATCAATCTCCTGCAATAATCTCATAAGAACAGTATCTCCTTTGAATTTCTCTATTTTCTCATAATATTGGTCAATGAATTTACTAATAATTTCCTGATGTTTCTCTGAGAAACCCCAGTGTTTGGGAACGTTTTTATAGAACCCACCATCATTCAATAGAATAGAGGGATATACCTTAGACATGTTTTGAACAGCATTATTAATAAACTGTGTAACTGAATATAACCCTTCGTCATAATAAAGACCGCTCTCTTTCATAGGAATATCCGATTTCCATTTATCCACATTGGTTAAAAACTCATGTAATTTTTGGTATTTTGATTCCGAAAGGTTACCATAAGTTCCAAAGAACTGTATGATTTGCTTATATAAATCACGGTTCGTAATAATCAAATAGTTTTTCAAATCGTTCAATTCATTAGTGATATCGTAGGACATGCATTTGGGTTTATATTGGTCAAATATCTTGAATAAAGCACGGCGCAATGGTTCATCCACAATCGTTGAATGTTTGGTCTCTAAATGCTCTAACAAATCCTTCATAATAGTTACCTTAGTAACCTGAACTGGCTTATCAATAACAACAATATTATCATTGTTTACCATAGTTATCAATTGTTGCAAATGGTCAACTTTGAACTGATGTGCGTGAGTTTTCATGTGTTCTATCTTCTCATAAATCGTCCAATGACTATTATATCTGGCTGGTTTCTCATTACAAATAACTTTGAATTTCTCAGGAATAGGGCGATTCTTATCAAAATTGCAATAATGAATAATAGCTGAATAAATCAACTCAACATCGTCCATGTTATTTTCAGAAACCGATGCATAACGAACTCCAGAGAAAGCAGGATGATATAAAAACGGAGGTGTAGCTGCTTCTCTAGCCAGTTTGGCTAGTCCAGCTAATTTGGATGTAGAAACAATGTATTGAGCTATTTTATCATTTTCATCATTAAAATAAGAAATAGGATTGGTAAGCGCAAGTTTATCATTGCAACAAGCATTCTCAACAAAAGGAATACTAGCAGAATTTTTCAATACCAAGTCTTTTGTTTTAACAATAGTATTTATGCATTCAATAACACCATAACCATACTGTGTCATTTTACTTTTGATAACACCAATAGAATTATGTTGGTCTACGGAACCTTTACGTAAATCATCTTTGAACATAGACTCAAAGTCACTGGCGACATTATGTATTGACTTGATTACCGAGAAATCTACTACTGGTGGTAAATAATGTGTCCATTTCGTAATTTTATGCTCTTCGGGAGCCACCAATTCAGGATTTAATATCATGAATTCACGCTTCTTCACATAGAGGTCAAGTACATCGCCACGTTTCATAATATAGTTATCAAAAATATCCTTCATGCGTTTCACTAAGACATCAGGTTTAAGTTTGGATATAGCATTCCATGGTTCAATATCTTTATTCTTGGATTTTTCTAACACACATGCCAAATATTGTAATCCACTCATATCTTCAACGCCACCAGCTAATGGATAGCCACTGAAAGAACGAATACATCCAGGCATAGTTTTATTAGTTTTAAAGGATGGAACAGCAGTTTGAATAGCAACAAACACAGTGCATGTAATAATAACAATGCGGGTTTCATCGCGGTAGTTTTTATAAGGTTGTAATGCTTTACCCTTTTCTTTGAGGTTTTTATCAGAACGTTTCTGGTAAGCGGCTTCACTAAATATAGCCTTATCAAAAAGCTCTCTAGACATTGTTAAAATCAAATCTTCAATTGCGTCAATAGGAATATCAATGTTACGGCAAATGGTGTTGGCTACGTTAAAAATAACCTCACCAACTTCGTTCTCAAATACGCGTTTTTCCTTTTTCTTATTCTGTTCCATTACGACTTCACCCAGGTCTTTTTCAATAATGTCATTTGTTGTGATATGATATCCAGATTGATCAAACCCTTCTTCTGTTGAAAATGTTTTTTTGCGAAGAATAAAGCCACTGTGTTTATCAACTTCTGCGTCTCCATCATCACTTTCAACACCTACTGTATGACAAAGTTCATCTAATTTACGCAAATAATCTCCACCAGAAACAAATGTTTTGGCCAAAGTATGGATAGAAACAGGGAACAACTTTGTATTGGTATCCTTGCAATATAACCAATTTTGGTCTTCATCCAAGTTATCTACCATAGGTTCACGGCAATAGGTCTCTGTGAATCTGCAAATATCATATTGTTTCTTTACGAAGTCATCTTGACCTAAAAGAAGGTCACGCAATTTCATGTGAGGAGAAATAATAATATCATTTACATCGGCCATATTACCTAGGGCGAAGGCTAGACGTGTAGCCTTAAACATCTTGATTTCATCCAAACCCTGTAATTTCTTAATCATTTTAAGACCGTTATGTATAGCTTCTTCCAACTGTTTTTCTAATTCTTCCACATTCACATTGTAACGATTATCAAATTCGCCCATCATCTTCTTCTTGGCAATTGTTTTCATACGCTCATACGCGTCATCTGTTGGTTCACAAACATTATTTGAAGGGTTCTTGTAGCATTTCTCACTGACATTGCAGAAAATAGTATTGGTATCTAAGAAAGCTTCTTCATCAATATCTTTGTCTTTCACCCATGTTCCTTTTAAACGGCGATAATACTGGATTTTCTTACGGGCATCGGCTTCAATCGCCATAGCCTTCTTCTCTTTTTCGGTTAATTTCTCTTCATCCATATCTTTGGGCAATTCAGGTTTAATCTCCAAAACAGCATAATCAGCATCAGCTACCAGTTTTTTACCAGCAATAAGTGTTTTGGCTAATTCAGGTGCCATTGCACGTGGGCAATCATGTTTATCTACTAATGTTCGTTCTAAGAATTCCACAAATAGCTCGGGTATCATGCTTGATTTTTCTTTCTTGTAGCGTTTCATGATATCATAGGGAGTATCATCCAGATCAGTGTCAAAAAAGACTTCGTCTTCCTCATTATCCTTTTGCATATCACGGATACTGGAATAACGTTTGGCCAAATATTTGCGCCCACAATCCGCAGGTTTTATTTTTTCAGCATCGCTCATATCATCCACATTAGGCTCTGCTAAGATATCTAATAATTGATTGGGTGTCATTAAAGATATCAAAATAGAAGTGATTGTATTGGTGTAAAGAGTTGCGTTATCACAATGAATGATATTTTTTAATATTTCAGAACTGGAAACAGTCAATCCTGACTTATCATCCATGTTCTTAAGATGATAGGCTTTGAAAAACTCATCTGTAAAGTCCTTTTTCTCAGTAAGCAAACGTAATATAGGATTAGGTTTTGATTCAACATTGTATTTTGCATTACGCAGAGTAGCAAATTCAAAAGAGCGTTTCTCAATTTCAGTACGTACTTCGGCAATTCGCTCTTTAATAATATGACGTACTTCCATGTATTGTTTATAAGAAACATCGGATGCATACACCATAAAGGGTTCTAATTGTTGAACTACGTCCACAAAAGAAAGCTTATCTTTCAAATATTTGCGAATAAGACGTATTAGAAAACGAGTCTTGGGTATAATAACATCTAAAAATTTATTCATCTTATCTTCGTCATCTACATTGACTTCCTCATTATTTAATATGAATTCATGTATACCAGAAAAGAATGCTGTTTTACTATCTTTCTCCATCTGCTCATAATTTAATTCTTTGGATAAATCGCTGATAACGTGGGGAACAATATCTAAGTTTTTGCGGAGCAAGCGGAACAACATAAAATAATTTTGATGTAAAGTCGCCTTATCCAATATACTTGTGGATGGCAATTCAATCGTGGAGAAACGAATAATAGATTCTGGTAATGTAATAATAGATTTTACAGTCATTTTGTCGTTGGGCGTCATGGGTTTGCGTAAGAATATACTTTTTCCAGTTTTTAGAACCTGCTCTTCCAATTTACTGTAACCCAATGTATATCTTTGAATAACAAATTGACGTCTTGAAGCGTTATTTTTATGGTAGACCGTGCTGTAGAATTTCTCCAAGTTATCCACGATAGAATCAATACCTGCTAGTACTGGTGTTGTATGCAAAAATGTATCCATATGGAGAGGGGATTCAAAAGGTGTGAGAGATTTTTGAATACGGTCATACATACTAGAATATTGGACGCTAGGATCCTTAGAATTATTTTTGTAATATTGTTGTTGTTTGGCTTCAATTCTGCGCAATTCTGTACCAGAATTCTCAATAATAACTTCGGGGTTTTCTAGGGACACATCAATATCGTATAATTTACGACGATTGGTAACAACAGGTACAATCCACTGTAATTTCTTATCCATTTTCTCAATGTGTTCTATGAGTGGTTTATGTGCTGCACCCACCTCTTTAATATCATAGACATTATCGTTCTTATCAAACTTGGAATACATTGCTCGTAATTGTTTATAGCGTTCAATAAGAAGATGGATATTATCAAGAACTAATTTATTACGTTGACTGTTGGGTATAGTGGACAAAAGCTCATCCATTAAATCATTGACTTGAACATCAATACCGAAACGTTGGTTACCTTCTGGTATTTCTACGAGCTGGGCGATTTCGCCTAATTTCTCACCGAACACAATACCTGTGGATTCAACATACAAATCATGTAATTCATCACGGATGTTCTTTTCAGCTACTGCACCCTTGGGTATAGTAATCATAGTCTCGCCAGATTCCGTATATTCAATGGTGGCCAAGTCGTTGGCAGGGTCATAAAGTTCACCTTCTTCTAAGTCACCCTTAAGCATAGCCAATGTCGGAACTTTTAACATAGCAGGCTTATTGCGTATCATAATTTTTTCAATAGGAATATTTTCAGGAAGACCCTTGTAACCGAAGTTAATGTAAATAGTTTTTAATTCAGGGAACGTAGTGATTTCAATCATATCTTCTTCTAAATTACTTATTTCACCGCTGATAATTGCAGGTATTTCACCGCCGAAATGAATGTCAATCCATGTGCGAGGCAATAAATTATTTTGTCTGGCATACCCCTTCTCTTCACTACGACTAAGCAAATTAATCTGAATAATGGACTCGTCAGATAAATTACCATCTTCAGATATGTTTATTTTGTAGTGTTGATAATTAGTAACATCAATCATTTTTATTTTTTCATTATCAATATACGTAATTAATGCACTCATTTCATGAATTTCAGGGTTCGTAGGAGCAATAATTTCAATAATATCACCAAATTCTAAAGTAATAGAAGTATCGGGTTTATCTGGAGAAAGATTACGTGTTTCTAATGATTGAACCACAGTTTCTTTCTGGGATAAAGGTGAATCATTATCCGAATTACTTTCTACTTCTGAAGATTCAATAGACGGACTTGTTTTCTCTACTTCTTCGTCATCATCCATATTATATAACAAATATATAATATCCATCTAAATTATATTTTGTCACATAGATTTATTAGTATTATAAAATATAATAAACAAGAGACTATTAGAAATATATAATCATATATGAGGGAGGAATTAGAAAGTAGAATGGTAGTTAAATACCATTTTAATTTAGATAGCACGTTTAATTCAGAAAGTATAAAAACAGAAAAAATAAAAAAGAAATGCTATTATACACCAGCATCTACATATTTCATTTTAAACTACGACAAGCATTTTATTTCATTTGACGATGTTAACACAGGTCTGTACAGGTCTATTATTTTTTCATATCCTGACAAAGATATTATGTGTTTTTCACCACCCAAGTCTATTACCCAACCCGTATTCATGAGTAGGTATCCAAAGCCTAGTGAAAATATCTGGATAAACGAAGCTATTGAAGGTGTTTCTATCAATTTGTTTTTTGATAGACACATAAAAAAATGGATGATTGCGACAAAAAGTTCAATCGGAGGTAAATATTGGTTTTATGGTAAATCTAACCCAGTAGTAAAACAACCAACATTTTTTGATATGTTTATTGAGGCATTACGAGGTGAGCCAAACGACGAATTGAATGATTTGGCTGTATTAGATTGTTTAAAAAAAGATCATTGCTATAATTTTGTTTTACAGCACCAATCCAATAAATTTATTCTGCCAATCAATACAAATGCGCTATATTTGATAGGTGTTTATAAGATAAACATAGTGGAAGTAGAATATATTCCTCAAAGGGAATATGAGACATGGCCAGAATTCAGAGATTTAATAGGTATTATTCATTTTCCAAAGCATTATGATGTATTGAGTTACGATGACTTACCAAACAATAGGTTAACGAAAGGATATATGATTACAAATATGGAGACTGGAGAAAGAATGTGCATTAAAAACAAGCAGTATGATGATTTAAAAGCATTGATAGCGATAAAACCAGAGATTCAATATCACTTTCTATGTTTATTTAGGATTGGAACGGAAAAAATAGATGAATATTTGAATTTTTTTCCGAAGATGAAAAAGGAATTCTATTTGATGCGGTATTTTCTGGACCAGTTTATGAAAGGTGTGCATACTGCGTATTTATCAAAATACGTTTATAAAGAGAACACACCAATTTTAGCGAAATATGAATCCCATATTTATAAAATACATCATACGATGTATTTGCCTGTTTTGAATAAACGAACAATAGGGAAAGTTCGTTATAGAACAGTTGTAGATTATTTCAGTAGAATGGAGCCTAGAGAGTTGATTTACATATTAAATTGGGATGCAAGGACAGATAAATTATAATATTTAGGGTATATATAGTAAATATTATCATGGTAAAAAAAATGAAAGGAGGTTTTGATTGGACTTTTGGGTTTGGGGCACAAGCACCAGCACCAGCAGAAAATGCACCAGCAGAAAATACTGTTGAGACAAAAAAACCACAAGCACCATCTACGGAATTTTCTTTTTTAAACCCATCATCATGGATTGGTTCTTCTACACCAACACCAACACCAACAGCAACACAAGGAGGTGGTCGCAAAAGAAAGTCTGGTAAGAAAGCTAAGAAATCATCTAAACGTAAGACAGCACATAAGAAGAAATAAATAATTATAAAATACAAATAATTATTTATTATTGATGATACAAATCAGATAATTTGCATAAGTTTTGAATATATTTAAGAGCATGGGTTTTATTTGTTTCATCCATTTCACGAATAGGACTACGAATATTGTCTATCATTTTCATTATTTCTTCAGACTTATTTAAATGAGACAATTCAGACCCATAATCCTTATCAATAAAGAAAGTTAAATTACCTTTGTTAATAACATCTTTATATGGCAAAAATACAAAGTTGTACCAGGATTTGATAATGGCCGTGGGGTTGGCACGTTTAATAGTTTCAAATGAAGTTTTCGCATAAGATATTTCTTTATTTTCTGGAAAAACACGTAATAAATCATCAAGAAATTCAAAGAAATGGGTATTAAATGCACGAAGTAAAGTGGTCTTATCTGTCATATTAATTATATTTAATTCTGTCTATTTTTTTATATAATTTTAATAATATTAATTAAATAAACGGTTGCTTAGGAACAATCTGAGCAACCTCATCCATACGTTGTTGTTGCAATGTATCTATTGTAACGCTATTTGATAATTTGTCTGGCCTGTAGTTATCAGCAGGTGTCTCAATAAATTTAATATCATCACCAGCACTAACATAGTTATACATTTGCCGATTCCCACCACGACCCTTTGCGCTTAATTCATCAGGACTCATATTATACATAGTGTATTGTTCAGAGACAATATTGGTTCCTCCATTAGAAGGCAGTAGCGGATACGCCATAGGCTCACCATTGTAATTAGTTGCTTTTTCGTTAAGAGATTTCATTTCAGGATGATAATGCTTTAATATGTCGTCACCCATGAGTACTTTATAATTTTGTTTTATCAATAGAAGAGACGGAACACTGTGAATATTAGGAGGCATAATTACCTTACTACTGTTCTCTAAAACAATATAAGTCTGGCCATTTTTAGGGTCGGTAACACGTTTATCTATACAAATAAAACTGATTTTGCCAGACATGTTTGCTTTTACTAAAGTTTGTAATAGTTTTTGGGAATGTTTACAATAATTGCTATAATATAAAATATCCATTTGGGAATTATATTATATAGTGAAAATCAAAATCTTAGTATTTAACGAAGGACCTTTATCTTTTAAGAGAGCACATTGTATGCAACAAGCGGTTTTGGAAATACCAGAAAAAGTAACCAAGACAAATAGCTATTACATTAAGCCAATACATGAAATTGGTCTTTCTTGTTAATCCAAAGTAAATGGAAGGGATTAAAAATAAGATAAGATAAACAAATCCTAAAATAGAAAGAAAATAAAACCAGACACAGTATTCTTCGCCGAGAGGGCCGAATAAATAATCCATTGTACTATTAGACATCTTTATAGTTTATACGAAGAAAAATATTAGAATTTACTAAATCTTTCTCAAAATTATTTTCAATTATAATATACAAATTATAATAAAGGTATCACCAATTACAATTCTATAGATGTCAACAAAATACTTCGTATTGTCTAAACCTAAAAATACAAACCAAAGCATTGCGGACAATACAGATAATCAGATAATTCATTTAAATGATAACAGACTTTGTTATTTTTTACCGCAGAATATTATGACGTATTATTGCGAACATGGACTTTTTGAATTGCGGTTAATGGAATGGTGTAAGATTTTCTGTAATAAAGATAAGACGTTTTTAGATATAGGTGCACACACGGGAACATATACACTTTCTTTTAGTGGGCTATCAAAAGAAGTATATAGTTTTGAGCCTCAGAAAATGACATATTATGCTTTATGTGGCAGCGTTGCTCTTTCAAATTTACAAAACGTAACGTGTTTAAATATAGGATTAGGCTCACAAGAACAGGTTGGAAAAAACGTACTAAATATAGTTAGCGATGATGGTGGAGGCTCAACACTGCATGTTCAAGATAACGTTAAAGTGTTACGTAAAGAAGAAATACAAATAGATACACTAGATAATGTTGTAAGAGCATATTCTATTTCTGATGTAGGATTTATAAAGATGGATGTAGAGGAAAATGAATATTATGTTCTTAAGGGTGCTGAAGAAACATTAAAAGCATCTAATTATCCTAAAATATTATTTGAATGTAATGACAGAGACAAGAACAAAAATTTGTTTGATTATCTAGCAATTCTAGGTTATAATGTTATGGAATTAAGCGGTGTTACGAATATGTTTCTAGCTACTAAATAAAAAATTGATTTTTATTAGCATTGCATAACTGTTAATAAAAAATGGAGGTCTCTTATTATCGTATCAAGTTTTCCAACTATTACGCAGTTAATGAATATGAATGTCCAGTTGCATATTTCTTTAAAAAGCATGCATTTGGACACTATTTGCCGATTCCTAGGTCAAAACGCTATTTGAATGATGAATATGTTGCTGTTATACCCAGTAAACTATCGGATGAATTTATTGATATCTTAGTGAACGAGGAAGATTGTAAAGTAACCCTATTAAAAAAGGAGGAATATAATTATGAAAATTTTGAGAATACGTATGTTTATGAGATTAATGAAAGGGTTGGTGGAATAAACGTTACATCATTGGCTGTGTTTAAGCGTCTACAATAAATTGTTGGCGTCTACAATAAATTGTTGGCGTCTACAATAAATTGTTGGCGTCTACAATAAATTGTTGGCGTCTACAATAAATTTATTACGTGTTATTAAACAGTTTCAATATTTTCTTTTGCCAATCATGGTCGAACGATTCAATGTTTTGGTTTAAAATATTACCAAGAGGTTTCCAAAATTGACCTCCAACCCTAAGTTCGGGTGCTTGATTCCACAATCCATCGTGAAATTTACGCAGTTGATAAAGCAATTCAACTTCAGAATCAGGAACTAAATCCATAATTTTTTTACAAATATCATAAACATCACGAGGTTCTGTCTCTGGTTCATGTTTACTATTACTGCTAATGCTATTAGATTCAATCATGGGTGAATATGAAGAAGAACTTGAATTTGATTCTAACTCTTCCTGCTTTTTACGTTCCTGTTGAGCTTTAATAATGGCCATAACTACTGCGGTTGACATTATCAATAAATGGTGTTGGTTTAATTACTCTAAAAACAATAAAAGCAAAATCAATTTTTTTTGGTAAAGTACATAAAAATAATGAATTTAACATAATTATATGTCAATATTAACAAATATAGATAAATGCCGTTTATGTAAAAGCGATGATTTTAAAACAGTAATTAGTTTGGGCGAACAATACATAACTTCAAGATTTCCAATTTATGGTGATTTTTCTACACCCAAAACACCTATTGATTTATGTAGATGCAGGAGCTGTGGATTATTACAGTTATATCAAACCACTTTTTCCAGCGAACTCTATGAATATGAATATGGTTATCGTTCTGGTATAAGCAATACTATGCGTGAGCATTTGAAACAATATCAAGAAGAAATATTATCAAAAGTACATCTTAATGATGGAGATACTATTCTTGATATTGGTAGTAATGATTCAACTATGTTGCAATATTACTCCCCGTTATTAAAACGAATTGGTGTGGATCCTACTGGTAAGCAATTTCGCCAGTATTATGGAGACGTTGATTTGGTACCAACATATTTTACAGAAGAAAATTTCAAAAATGTTTATGGTCAGCGTAAATGTAAGGTAGTCTCTTCTATTTCTATGTTTTATGATTTGCCTGACCCTGTTCAATTTGCCAAGGATATATATGAAATATTAGATTTGGATGGTGTTTGGACATGTGAGCAAAGTTATATGCCACTAATGATTAAGACAAATAGCATTGATACTATATGTCATGAACATTTGGAATATTACGCATTAAGCCAAGTAAAAGCAATAGCTGATATGGCAAATTTTAAGATTATTGATATAAAATTTAATGATTGTAATGGTGGTAGTTTTCGCGTATATTTCGCAAAACAATCATCCAATGCGCACGAAGAATGCAGCCAATTAATAGAATCAATAATAAAATCTGAATTAGATATGGGAATTATGACGGATGAACTTTATTTTAACTTTATGGATGGATGTAACAAAGAAGTCCAGAAATTGCGTAATTTTATAGATGGAATTCAAAAAAGTGGTCGTAATATGTATGTTTATGGAGCCTCAACGAAAGGAAACTGTTTATTACAATATGCAAATTTGGGTGAAAGCCATATGAAATATGCTGTAGAACGTAACCCTAATAAAATAGGTAAAATGACTTGCACTGGAATTGAAATTATTGGTGAAGAAACGATGCGTGAATCGCCTCCAGATTATTTGCTTGTATTGCCTTGGCATTTCAGAGAAGAAATAGTTAAACGAGAGAGTGAGTTTTTAAATAACGGTGGTCAATTGGTTTTTCCTTTCCCTACTTTTGATATAGTTAGCAGTAAACCACGTGCTTTAATTACTGGATGCGATGGATTTATCGCAAAATATGTAAAAGAAAGGTTCTCTGATTATACGCTTTATGGTATTGGAAACAAGAGTACAGTGGTTGAGTCAAACATAACGAAATTTTATTTTGATATGAACGATTATGATAAATTAGAAACCACATTATGTTGTATAAAACCTGATGTAATTATTCATCTTGCAGGTATATCTAGTTCTCAATATTCGTTTAATAATCCTATAGATGCATTACAAATGAACGGCATGTTAACAGCAAAAATATGTGATATAGTTTATAAAAATGGTCTTCGTTCAAAATTATTTAATGCATCAAGTAGCGAAATCTATAAAGGTCATGTAGATTATGAAACATTTGATGGTGATACAAATATGTATCATAATCATCCATATTCAATAGCTAAAATATTGGGTCATAGCACTGTTGATTTTTATAGAAACACATATAACATGCCTTTTTCAAATGGAGTTATATTTACTACTGAATCTCCGTTGAAACGCCCAGAATTTTTATTAAACAAAGTAAGTGCTCATATTCGTAAATGGAAAGCTGGGGAACATATATGTTTAACTATTGGTAATTTAGATTCTTATAGAAATATTATTCATGCGTCAGATGTTGCAAATGCTATTCATACGATTGTTGCTCAATGTAAGGGTGACTCGTATTTAATATGTGGTAATGAAAGTAAAAAAATATTAGACTTGGTTTTACAGTTATTTTCAAAGGCAGGTCTAAGTTTACAACAAAAGGATAATGAATTTTATGATATGGATACTGGTAAACACATATTAACAATTGATAAAAACACAGGTGTTGATTCAACACCAATAAATATTCGTGGTGAGTCAAAAAAATTAAAAGACTTGGGATGGACTCAACTAATTTCAGTAGATGATATTTTAGAAGAACTACTTTGATAATAAAAGTTTCTTAATATCGTCACATGTCATGCTTATGTCAGTTTTAATTGAATTTACATAATTTATATCAACTAAATCAGGATGAATATACCAATCTTCAAAAGGTTTGTAACCGTCAACTGAAACGCATACGTCGGGAAACATTAAAGTGTAGCCTCTATCTGAAAAAATCTTTCTAGATATTTCTCTTGTATTAAAAAAATCTCCTCTGTAAATATCATGCTCAAATGTAATAGTTGCGAAATTATATTTATCAAAAACAGTATTATTTAATAAAACTAAAACGTCTAATGTTGAACTATTATCAACGTCTAAATCTATTTGTAAATAATCCATATTTACTGGAAAAGCATTCTCGTCAAGAATTTCTCTATAGTTTACATTTCTAGCATCGTTTATACAATACACAGAGTTAGGCCTATTTATTTTATATAATTCTTCAAACGACGTATCGTACTCTACCATAATTCCTTTCCAATTAAATCTTTTTTCAAGAACATATGTATTATTTCCTGTAATAGGATGATTTGATCCTATTTCTAAAAAGTAACCATTTGTTTTGCGATTGGTTAAAGAGTATACAAAAACATCTTGTGACGCTTGGCTTGATGATATCATCTTTGTATATTATATATAATATATTTATGTATTTTTACATAAATTGTTTTAAATAAATTTAAATCTAAATAATAAATAATATAATTCTTATATGAAAATAGAAGTATCCGTAGGCGAAGCCATTGATAAATTAAGTATTTTACATTTAAAACAAAAGAAGATTACCAATACTGAAAAATTGGTTGATATTAAGAAAGAAATAGATGAATTAAACGACTGTAAACAATATATTAGAACATATGAGTTTTACTATAAACTACTTATGTATGTGAATGAGGAAATATGGGATATGACAGATAAAATAAAATCAATGACCGTTGATGAAAACCCAGAATTATTTGCAAATATAGCAAATGAGATATTTTTATTTAATCAGAAAAGATTTCGTATTAAAAATTTGTATAATCGTATTGTTAATTCAAATATTAAAGAACAAAAAAGCTATGCATCCACACATTGTAAAATAGAAATAGAAAACGCGGTAGTGTTTTTAGAGAAGCTGCCAGAAATAAATTTTTTATGTATTGAATACGATATTGTTTCGTTCAATTCGGATTGCAATAAAACCATGACACTTATAAATTCTACCTATAAGGATTTCATTCTAGAACATTCAGGCTCACCAGTTACTAAAAGTATTGACTTATCACAATTTAATATTGATAATAATTTAAGAAACATATTTGCCTTTTATTAATTATTTAAACAAACAAATATAAAATTTCATTACTAATATAAAATATATTAATAATGAGCGAAATAGACGTGAATGAATTACCATTTATTACATATTTAAGTTGTGGTTTTCTAGGTGATTTTATTCATCAACTTTCTGTAGTAAATGAAATATATATACGAACTGGTAAAAAAGGTGTCATTTACTTATCAGAGCAGTTTGAAAAATTTAGAACTGGTGTTGAACATACTTTTAAAGATACATATGATATTGTAAAATCACAAGAATATATTGAGGACTATAAAATTTATAATGGAGAAACAATTCATTTAAATCTAAGTGCGTGGAGACAAAGTAATATTTTATATAGAAAAAATTATTATCATTTATTTTTGGAAGTATATGGTATTCCATGGTGCAAACACAAGTTTTTAAATATGCAGCAAGATAATAAATGGTCAGATAAGGTTTTAATTAATATTACTGATTATAGATACAATAATTCATTTGATTTTAAAAGCTTATATGCTGTCTATGGAGATAATTTGCAATTTATTTCTATGACCAAACAACATTATGATTTTTTCAAAACAACGTTTCAATTAGACATTCCCTATTATAGTCCGTCATCTCTTATTGAACTATGTAGTGCAATATCATCATGCAAATTGTTTATTGGTACTGGCTCTGCATTGTTATCATTGGCCTTTGCGTTTCATACAAAAGCAATAATATTATCTATTGATAATCCTAGTTATTATTCTGATAATTTGTTGTTTAAAAATATTGAGAACGATATTGAATATTTAAAAGAATCTAGTTCAGATATTGAAAGACCAATTGAGGGAACATATAGCGCAATAGAAGGTACACATCATGCTATGGAATTAAGATGGTTAAAGCAAAAACATGAATTAAAATATTACATATTGGAGAAGGAAAATGAAGAGCTTAAAAAGAAGCTTTCATCCATATTTAGAATATGTAATACCGATTGAAAAAGTACATAAAATATATATTCTATTTTATATACAAATCTATCATGGATAATTCAACGATATGGAAGATAATCAATACATATTTTGAGGATAATCCACAAAGTTTAGTAAGACACCATATTGATTCTTATAATGATTTTTTTAAAAATGGTATATTCCAGTTATTTAAAGAGAAAAATCCATTGAGAATTAATACACGTTACGATGAATCAATCGGTGATTATCGTTCCCAGTGTATTATGTATTTTGGTGGAAAGAGTGGTGATAAAATATATTTCGGTAAACCAGTTATTTATGATGACAATAATTCACACTATATGTTTCCTAACGAAGCTCGTCTACGTAACATGACATATGGTATGACAATTCATTATGATGTAGAAATAGAATTTATTACAATATTGGGAAAGGATGAGGAACCAACTATACCTGGTCTAGAGACTGAAGGTGGATATGTAGATGCGCCATTTAAAAACACAAAGACAAAAACAGTGGCAGAATTAGAGGAAGAACAAATTTTATCTAATAGAACTGGTGACCAAAACCAAGAGAAGGCAGAGGAGATTATGACAGGTGGTGCACCAAATAAACCACCACCTCGTAGGAAAAAGAAGAAGTTAGATACTGAATTAACTGCTGCAGAAACTGCAATGTTCAGAGAAGCATTAGAAAAATCAATGGTAGAGCCTAATGTTCAAAAGGAAACTATTGTTTTAGAGAAGATTTTCTTAGGTAAATTCCCAATTATGATTCAATCTAATTACTGTGTTTTAAGTGGTATGCCTAGAGAAATGCGTCATACCATGGGCGAATGTTTAAATGATATAGGTGGTTATTTTATTATTGATGGAAAGGAAAAAACTGTCATATCACAGGAGAGATTTGGTTCTAATATGTTGAATATTCGTGAATCGGGTGATGATAAATATCTGTTTTCGGCGGAAATTATGTCAGTATCTGAAAATGTGTCCAAACCTATACGCTCTCTTGCAGTAAAAATTGTTGCCCCAACCCCATCTTATACTAACAAACAAATTGTTGTAAGAATTCCTAATGTGAGAGAACCTGTTCCTCTTTTTATATTGTTTAGGGCTTTGGGTATCGTATCAGATAAACAGATTATTACCATGTGTTTACTAGACATTGATAAATATGAATCTATGGTGGATTTATTTGCGCCATCTGTTCACGACGCAGGAGGAATTTTAACTCAGCGCAATGCACTCAAATACATTGCTAACTTACAGAAGCATAAGACCATACCACATACATTAGAAATCTTGGCCGATTATTTCTTACCCCATATTGGTGAGATGAATTTTACGCAAAAAGCCTATTTCTTGGGAAATATGGTGTTCCGTTTATTAAATGTATACAATGGCACGGAGCCATCAACTGACCGTGATAATTTCAAATTCAAGCGTATAGATTTGGTAGGCTCACTCATGAATGATTTATTTCGTGAATATTATACAATTCAACAACGCCAGATCCATTTGGCATTTGAGCAGCAGATAACATATAATCGTGGTATTTATGAGAATAATTTGAAAGGGTTGATTCGTGAAAACTATAGAGAAATATTTCGCGAGCGTACTTTGGAAGCAGGTTTTAAGAAGGCTTTTAAGGGCAATTGGGGTGCACAAGCACATACAAAACGTGTTGGTGTTGTTCAAGATTTAAATCGTCTTTCTCATAATTCTATGATGAGTCATTTACGTAAGACCAATTTGCCATTAGATGCTAGTGCGAAAGTAGTGGGGCCTCGTGTTCTTCATCCAACCCAATGGGGATTCTTTGACCCTATTGATACACCCGATGGTGCGAATATTGGTATTCATAAGCATATGTCTATTTCAGCGTATGTAACACAAGGGTATTCTAGAGAGCCTATGATAAAATGGCTACGTGAGAAAGTAGATATGAAATTAATAGAAGATTGCAGCCCTGTGATTTTGTCTAGAATGTCAAAAGTATTTGTGAATGGGCATTGGGCAGGGGCTCTCACCAATCCCATTGAAACCGTAGAAAAAATCAAGTTGTTTCGTAGAAATGGTCTTATTCCTACGTATACTAGTGTGACGTTTGATATAAAACAAAACACGGTTTTTATTTACACAGATGCAGGAAGAATATGCAGACCTATTTTTTATATGGACAATGACTCTGAAAAGTTCTCATTTGAATCAGAAAAGATAGCCAAGATATTGGGCGATGCAGATAAATTCTCATGGAATGAACTAATAACAGGTTTCAATAGAAAGAAGGACCCACAATTCAAAATCAACATGGATACTATATATGAATTACATGAAGTATATGAGGGTATAGATTCTGAGTCTAATCCAGCAAAATTAAAACGATTTTTACAAGAGAAGGCTATAATAGATTATATTGACACAAATGAATCTGAGGGTGCTTTGATAGCACTTAGTACAGAGGACTTAGAGAAAAACAAAGCGAAGAAATTCACACATATGGAAATACATGAGTCATTGATTTTCGGTATGATGGCAAATATGATTAATTTCCCTGAAAATAACCCCGCATCCCGTAACTCTTTCTCATGCGGACAAAGTAAACAGGCTGTTTCAATGTATCACACGAATCATCAAGTACGTATGGATAAAACTGCTGTTGTATTAGTATCTGGACAAAATCCCTTAGTAAAATCCCGATATTTGGAACATATTAACCATGAGGGTAATCCCTATGGTGAAAATACCATTGTTGCTATTATGTGTTATACAGGATATAATATGGAAGATTCCGTATTAATTAATGAGGGGTCATTAAAACGTGGTCTTTTTAGAACAACCTATTATACCACGTATGAATCACATGAAGAAAAATCAAAGACAGGAAATGCGACAGTTGATAAAGTATTTTCAAATATTCAGTCAGAGACCAATATTGTAGGTACCAAATCTGGATACGACTACAGTAAATTAGACCGTTTTGGTCTAGTACGTGAAAACACAGAAATAAATGATAAAACGGTTTTGATTGGCCTAGCTGCTCAAAGCTCAGAATCTGCTGATGTAAAATTAGATATGTCTAAGACACCTAAGAAGGGTCAATTGGGTATCGTTGATAAAGCATTTATTACGGATGGCGAAGAGGGATTTCGTATTGCCAAAATTCGTATTCGTGAAGAGAGAATTCCTAATTTGGGTGATAAAATGGCTAGTCGTGCAGGTCAGAAGGGTACGGTAGGTCTGGTAATTCCAGAACAAGACATGCCTTTTACTAAAGATGGTATTCGTCCAGATATTATTATTAATCCACATGCAATTCCAACACGTATGACTATTGGACAACTAGTAGAAGGTATTACGGGTAAGGCATGCGCGATGTATGGAGGGTCAGGTGATTGCACAGCATTCAATAACAAGGGTTCAAAAATAAAGATATTTGGTGAAATGCTTACTGATGTTGGGTATCATTCCAGTGGTAATGAAATACTTTATAATGGTATGACAGGCGACCAAATAAGCGCAGAAATTTTTATGGGACCCACTTATTATATGCGTTTGAAACACATGGTGAAAGATAAAATAAATTATCGTTCTTTGGGACCCCGTACCGCATTAACAAGACAACCTGTAAGTGGACGTGCTAATGATGGTGGATTGCGTATTGGTGAAATGGAACGTGATTCCGTTATTTCACATGGCGCAACAGAATTTTTACGTGAATCAATGATGGAACGTGGTGATAAATATCATATTGCTATTTGTAATAATACTGGTATGATGGCTATTTATAATCCTTCCAAAAACATATTTATGAGTCCTATGGCAGATGGTCCTATTAAATATACTGGGTCTTTGGATGGTAAAGATATGAACATTGAGAATGTTACCAAATTTGGCCGCAATTTTAGTGTGGTGGCAGTACCATATTCATTCAAATTATTGTTACAAGAGCTACAAACAATGAATATTCAGATGCGTATAATAACAGAAGATAATATTCAACAATTTGAGAATATGTCATATTCCAAGAACATTGAAAAGTTGTTGTATACGGATAAGTTTGACCCGAAATCTATGGTGAATGAGATGAAACGTCAATTATTAAATAAAACTGATGTTTTTAATACACCAGATAGTATTAAAACTCCTTCGCCACAATATGCACAAGGCTCACCTGCTTATGTCCCACCACAAGAAGAATATGAACGGTTGCAAGGTATATACAAGAAAACTGCTGAGGAATTAGAGAAATCACCAGAATATGACCCAACATATAGTCCAGCATTTAGTGTGTGGAAACCTGGAAGCGGTTCAGGTGTTGACGAAGATAGTCCACCATTTAGTCCTTGGAAACCTGAAACAGATTCTCCTTCTACAAATTTGGATATATTAAAAGAACAAGCCCAAACATATAATGTTGGAGAAACTGTTCACTACAGTGGTGATAATAAACCTGAGCGCATATGGAAGATTACAGAAATTGGTCCTACACTAATAACTATTAAAGCACAAACATTCTTAGATGAGCTTTATGATATGGATAATACCTTATATGTTACAGCGTTGGATATTTATAGACCAGGTGATTTTGTTAAAACATCTCCTTTGGGAGAAACAATGCCAATTATTCCAGTGGCGCAGGCCACAATGAATGGAGGAGCAGGACAAGGATATGGTCAGGGAAATCCATTGGCAGGAACACCTATTAATTTTGCGCCAGTTTTTAAGATAATGAATGGGGGTAGTGATTTTTCAACGGGTAATCCAGGAGATGTTCAAATGGAGGGTGGAAGCGCAATTGGCGATGTTGCGCCATTATTAAGTTCAACTTTAGGCCCTCCAATGATGTTTAAACAAGATGGAGGAGAAAAGAAAACAGAAGATAAAAAACCAGAGGAACAAAGTGGCGGTGGTGGATTATTTGACTTCGGTAAGGTAGTAATAAAGAAACTGGGATTTTAAATTAACCAAGTAAAAAGGGAGGGAACCTACTGAAAAGAAGGAAACTTTGTCCATGCTTTATCCTTTCAAAAAATTGAATAATATTAACTTAAAACGTATAAAAGTATACCTCTTAAGTATATATAATGTCAGCAGCAAACAACCGAATTTTGAGTATCTATAAATCTAGAGGGACGATTCTAGAGATTTTATCTGATAATTTAGGATACGATACAACCGAATACGAAGCATTTAGTATTAATGAAATTGATGCGATGTATTCTAATTCACAATTAGATATGTTGTTAAAACAAAAAGAAGGTGAGCGCAAGGTGTATATTAAATATTATCTTACTGCCAAACAAATTCGTCCTCAGAATCTAGATGATATAATTGAAGATTTGTTTATTATAGAGAATGTTCTTACAAAAGATGATACGTTGGTAATTATTACCGAGGATGAGCCCAATGATACAATTACTACCAAAATGAAGTATCTTTATGACCACGATGGGATTTTCGTTGTAATTCACAACATCCGCAGACTGCAATTCAACATATTGAATCATAAACTAGTTCCTGAATGTACGATTTTGCAGGATAAGGAGATTGAAGATTTAAAGAAGAAACACAATATTACAAATCCAATGCAGCTCCCTGAAATATCCAGATTTGACCCGCAAGCGCTAGCAATGTGCTTGCGTCCTGGTAACATCTGTGAATTCAAAAGAAGCAGCGCAACAGCAATGTTTTATAATTATTATCGTGTTTGTGTGTGATAAAAATATCGCATGAAAATATAGATAAGAATGGCAAATAATGTATTAGTTGGATATAGCCCAAATGATTTTTATTATGTACAGGCAGAACAAAGCAATGTTATAAATCCAAGCTCTGATTGTGGTAGTCTTACTGTGAATGGAAATGTAATTTTACCTAATGGAACTACAATAGCTAACGGAAGCTCATTACCATTAAATAATCCTGAATGGGATATAATATGTAATAATTACTTTAGCCAAAATCAAGAAAATTGTGTTAAAAGAGAACTGTGCAACAACAAAAGCAAGGCAGCACAATTAGGAGATTTACAAAATACCAAATCAGGCGCTATGGAAAAATACATGAATGAAAAAATGAATTACGATAGCATATTAATGAATACAATAAATTTAGGAATAGGCATAGTTTTTTTAATTGTTGTTATCTATAAAAATCAGAAATAACAATGTATTATAATTATATATAAATAATTATAATAGGATGTCACAACAGATTTATGTAAATGATGCAATGGAATCAAATTATAAACTAATGAATGATTTAAACACATTTAATATGAAATATGCCAAATATGTAAAATGCAACGACGATAATGCTCCTCAGATTAAAGGAAATTGCACCCCTTCAGATTTAACATGTTGTTCAAGCACTGATATTGGAACAGTTGGACTTGGTGGTCTTACTACATTGCAAGGAACATTAATTGCTGATATAAACAATATGCGCGAAGATGGTAATTTATTAACGGGTAATCTCATTTCTAGGTCACAATTTCAAACAAATCAAAATCTAATTCTTAGTCGGGCAAAAGATATAAATAAAGTTAGATCAGATTTAGACAATAAGATGAGAGAACTCTATAAAATAGACGGAAATTTACAACAAGATTATTTCTTACAATATGATTCAGTTATGTATACTGGAATATTGTTTTCTATTTTAGCAACAACAGTCTTATATTATACATTTACAAAATTATAATAAAATATGATAATATAGATATAGCATTTATGGAAACAAACAAGGATTATTTCACATTTAATGTATCCAATCAGTTAGATGAATATATTAAACCATTAAATATACCTTCATTGACGAATGCTAAACCCGAAAAAGAGATAACTATAATTCCATTCGCGGCAATATGCATTTTAGCATCAGGTATTATTTATTTATATTTGCAAGAAAAGTAAAATGTGAATATATAGTAGATTAATGAATTTTAGCAGTATTAATTCAAAACCTAACAATAGTAGTGATTATTCAGCTTATTCTGAAAATTTTGTTGTGTACGAGGGGTTTAATGACCGTGGATATAAAGTAGGAACAACAGGAAATACAATATTATCGGGTCAAGTTTTACCTTTGTCACTTATTGCAACAGATTATTCTAATAAATTAAAAACAGTGAATCAAAATTATTATGATTTGTCATCAAACATTAGTAGTATAAAAACTATACAAAGTGATATATCAGGCAATACGTTATATGATTATAATACTCCTTTTATTTTAGAAAAACCAAAAACCTTATTGGATGGTTTAGTATATGATAATAATTTGTTAACAGTTCAAGAAAATGCTTTGTATGTTTTAGGAACAATTACAGCTGCAACATTAATAGTATTTGCTATAGTTATTGGAAAAGAATAAAGGGTTTAGTCAATCTTGCTCCATTTATTTATATAAAACAAAATGTTCAGTTATTATATAAATCATGCCAGAAAATTACCCATATGTTGATTTGAATGGAGTATTAAATATACAGAAAGATTATTTGGGAAATTTGTCTGCATCCGATCCAGATTCAGCCGCAGTTATAAGACAAATACAAAGTAATTTATCTAATATGTATACAGATTATGCGGCTGCAAATACATCTACTGATTCTGCTCTTACTCGTCAAAAAGAGGTGCTTGATATAGTAAATGCAGAGAAAAAAAGATTGCAAGACAAAAAGCAGGGTGTTGATAATGCAGCTTTTGGGCAAAAACGTGCTGTGGAATTAAATAACAGTAATCGTTTAAAACAAAATAGCTATACTAATTTGCTTATTATTCTTATTATTACTTTAGTCTTATTTGTTGGAATAATGATTGCGAGTAACTATTTAACTTTTATACCTCAAGTTGTTTTTGATTTGTTATCTATAATTGTTATATCCGTTGGTATTTACATAGCATTATATTCATTTCTTGATATTCAAGGAAGAAACAATATGAATTTTAATCAATTAGATCTTGCTGGTATGAATAACAGTATAGCAGGCAACTCAAAGGCAGCTGGGGCTGGTGGTCCAAAAAATTTAATAACTGGCGATTTTGGTTGTGTGGGTAGTGATTGCTGTGGACCCGCAACTATATGGGATCAGGGAAATAATATCTGCAAACAAGGCTTCACCACTATGAGTTTCTCATACAATACAGGCGATATTACCAAAGTTGCAGCGAACGGCCCATATGAGTTTGACGACTATGTTCCAGCAAATTAAACAACGAAGATATAAAAAAATCTAATAATAATATAGTTAAATCATTATTAGATATGTCTGAACCCGTAAACGCGGAGCAAGAGCAAAAAGCAAAAGATGATGCTGTTCAGGCTGAATCAAATAAAGAGGCAAATGAGAAAGCAAAGGCAGAAGCAGAGGCCAGGAAGAAGGCAGAAGAAGAGGCTGAGGCAGCAAGGATAAAAGCAGAGGCTGATGCAGCGAGGGCTAAGGTGACTGCAACCATGAAAAAACAATATGAAAATGTAGTAAAAGAAAAT